AACTTGTTTTCTTCTTTCACACCACATTGATTACAGATTTGAGAATTTTCGCGCACAATGGCTAGCTTTTCTAATCCTGTAAACGCGTCTGAAAAACTTTCTGGTGCTAGTTTTCTAGCAGTCGCCACAAGACGAAGACGACAGGATCTTTCGTTCCTGGAAGGACAGCTTGACAAATGTACTCGGCTATCCCCTCAGTTTCATCTCCCTATCCGAGACATTCCTGAAATAAAATCCACGGGAAAGGGAGATATGCAGAGGGCCAAAACCCAGACCTTCGACGTACCCGACAATTTCGAAAAATTACCACCCATCCCTAATTCGAAACTCACTCGCAACGGCGAGCTGATTCAGAAGGGAAATTTGGGGAAACGTTTCTATAACTCTCAGAAAACATTCGGAGGTAAGAACGTTCCTGACAATTTACGCCAGACGATCAGGCACGCCTTAGCGACTAGAATTGAGATAAACGGACCAGCGGTGGAATCTTGTGTTATTGCCGACGAGTTGATGGCTACGGGTTTGGAATGGGAGTACTCTGCTGGTACTACCCAAGGTTTAGTCGAACGCCTGTCACGCTTTGGAAAGGACGATAAGACAGTGTCATTCTTCCGTCAAACTGACGAAATCCGAAATTTTCAGTCGTTTTTGTTTCAGGCCTTAGACACTTTGTTGCCTCTTAAGTCGACACCCTTCGAAACGTCATTTCCATCCACCTCAACTGAGGTCATCGAAGGCATTCGGGTCAACCCTCAATCGTCTGCAGGGCCCATGTATGGCACTACCAAAGTTCAAGCCCTCGATGATATAATGTTGACTATGGATGCTATTCGGACACAATTCTCATTGGGCACTTTAGACACGTTCTTTGCCGCTCACCCTGAGACTTTGATTGCGGACTGTCGAAACAAAACTGACCGTTATGAGATTGCAAAACTACCAGAGAAGACCCGACCATATTGGTCGTTCAATGCTCATTGGCAGTTCTACTACTCTTGGCTTATGCAAAGGTTTTGTGACAACCTCTATGTAGCCTCTGACCCTGAATGTGATGTTCCAACTTACAACTATTATGGCCACGTTTGGGCTAAAGGGGGTGCTCAGAGAATTCATGAATCCATAATGAATGTAGCCAAGACTGGTAGACCCTTTGTGGGGATATATGGTGATGATTTTCTCTTCGCCTTTCCCATAAAGACTGACGAGGGCACTACGATCCAAGTTATGGCCCCTGATATATCTCAAATGGACAGTACGGTTTCCCATGCAGTCATCCGTGGTACTTGTGACTACATTTACAAACAATACCAGGAGGCTCATGGTGATGATCCCTTTGTTCGCTTCCTTCTCACCCGATTAGCTGAAGACGCTTCCTCTCCTCGTTTCTTGGCCAGTGCTATTGCCACATATCAAAATCAGCGTCCTACTGGTCTAGCGACGGGAGTTGTAGGCACAACTCTCTTTGATACTGTGCAAGCTGCTCTATTGGCTTTTTCGGTCATTGAGGAGTGGAATCGAACAAAGCGATCACCAGACGAGATCTTCAACAAAGTCTCCAAAAAGTTTGGCATGAGAGCAAAATCTTTGGAGCTTTATGAGTACAATGGTCTTCCCCCTGCTGAGGGGACTGAATGGACGTTCTTAGGGATGCAATTAGCCACCTATTCCAATTCGAAACATACAAATGGAGTGATCCCCCGACTACCTCGAGACTCCCTTCTCAAATCTATTCTGAACCCGCGTATCAACTCCTACTTATTCTCCTCCAAATTAGGTACACAGAGGTATCTCTTTGATGCGAGTAGAGGATGGTATTTGTGTGCGTTAGGTGATAGACTAATTTGGGATGTCCTATCGTCTGTCATTGAGACAGTTCCGACTATGGCGGTAGGTATGGTTGTTCAAGCGGGTGGCGGTCTTGGTGCTCCTCCAGAATGTAATGGTTTATTCGATGTGAATAGGCCTTTCAACTGGCTGTCATCCTTTGGTGTACCGACTATGGATTGGGTAGCTGACTTGTTCCTGAGTCCGATGGATCCTGATCCAGCTGGTTGGCTCTCACTCTTGGACCCCCCAAAAGGTAGACTTATTGTGGAGATGCAGGATCAAGTGGATCTTTCTAGATACACTATTAGACCCACTCCCAATACAGCGCCTCATTCTTGGGAAACGCGTGAAAAAGTGACTGATACCAACCTCGAATCATTAGTGTCTGACAATCCATCAGGACTAGGGCCTCAGGTGCAACGCCCAAAAGCCCAGCATCTACCCCCAGTGAAGGCACCGCCGTTTAAAATTCGTTTGTCTGAGCATCTCTCCAAACATAATATAACGGCTTTTGTTCCATCAGAGCTAGCTGCCGAATTAGGAGTCTCTGTGACAACCATACTAACAGAGCTCTACTCGAAGGAGCGTGAAACCAAAGCTCCAGAGTTCAGGTGGTACTCCCTCGGGAGAATTTTAACAAAGGATCCTGTGGATACTGTACAGCCGTCTAGAATACTGTGGAATCAGTATAGCAGGATTTTGAGTGAGCTAGGTTATTCGAACCCTGCGATCCAACCTGCTAGACCGAAGGCAGGACCTGTGCCTGCTCCTAGGTATTCCAAGATGAAAGCTAATGTTCCGCAGGACTTTGCTACCTCAAACTCTACAACTATCTCCGATTGTGACACTTCACCGGCTATACGCGTATCTGGCCCTGACCAAACGCCAACTAGTCAAACCGTTCCTCAGTACACACCTAAGCCAGCCCAAATGATGTATCAAAGAATACCTGCCAAGACTGGTGCAGTTGTGTGTGCTCTTGAGGAAAACTTGGTAGCTCCTAGAGCTGAAGGTTTGTCGTCAGGTGCCAGGGTCCCGCTGGCAGACCAAGTCAATAGTGGTCGCATTGTTCACCAATATTTCAATTGGGACCCCCCTTCACCTATTTTGTCCACTTCTCCGGAGCAGACACTGCCACTTGACTTGTCGACTAGTGAGTCTGTTTCGACACCTGATACTACGTCTACTCCAGACACTGTGATGTATAGATCCCCTCCCATTGAGGGATCTCAGTGCTACGAGGAGGACCAATCTGATGGGTCCGAGTCATCGTGGACATCTTATGCTTCTAGTGTTTCTGGTTGTCAGCGTTTTGATTATCCCAATAGGAGATCCCATCCGGATGCCTTCCCCAATCAGGAGGCGCAATCCTTTCGGGCTGCTAAGGAACAATACGAACGTTACACAGAGTCTAGAAGAACACAGAGTCCTCCACAGTCTCCTCCCCCCAGATGGCCAACTCCCCCCCCTCCAATACCTATCACAGAAGGATCCCTCACTTATACCTCTGTCTCTACTACTACATCCAATAGTAAGCAGGTGGCTAGTGGGGATAGATCCAGAGGATCTGGAGCAAAACCCAAAGTATCGACTCATTCGAAAAAGTCTACCGATGTTCCGAGTCAAGTTCCAGTTAAATCAGTGGAAGTAAAAGGGAGGACTTTCACCAATTCCACACGTTTTTCTGGTGTTGAGCACAAACCAGTGAAAACTACAAATGGGAATCAGAGAGTGTTCTATAAGGTCAAATCTAAAGACTTTAGACACCCGCCTGTTCCCCCAACTATTGTAGGCTTTTACGATGGTAAACATAACTACTATGTGCCCACCTATAAATGTCAAGTGGATAGTAAAGTCAAATGCGTCAACACTCCTCCGAACCCCACCAAGTTAGGCAATTTCGCATGGCTAGGCAGTGGCGTTAGTTCGTTGTGTGCTTGGGCTGTGACAGGTAAGTTTGAGCTGGTGTTTGACTTCACACATCAGCCCGACAAAATGCTGTTCCAGTGCTCCATCTATATAGATGGCAAGCTCATGATATCTGCGTCAAGGTGTAAAAGTAAGAAGGAAGCAAAAGAGATCGCAGCCTTCCAATTTTTACACTCCTGTTTCCTACATCGTACGCCTAGAGATTTGATCCACCATGCCCTCAAGACGCCGCATTAGACAACCTATTCGTCGTAGAATGCCCAAACGCATCCGACAGCCTAAACCTGTAACTTCCTCTCAAACTTTGACCTCAACTTATGACATTCCTATTGGTCTTCCCTCTATGACTGCCTTTTCCACGAAGGCTGTCTCTCTGGATCCTTCAGCACATGAAAATTCTCGAGCCTCTGCTCAGATGTCGATCTACAACAAGTATAAATTATTAGCTTGTTCCCTTATTTATAGTCCTAGTGTAGGTTATGATTCTAGCTCTGGCCTCCTGGGTGTTTTCCATTCGACAGCTGAAGAGGAAATTGCTCCTCAAACTCGAGAAGATTTTCAAGGCAGGATCCAGAATGCAGGTCCTTCTGGATGTTTAATCCCTGTTAGGAAAAACAAGGTTTTTACAGTGCCTAAGTCAGTGATAAGGAATATAGCAGAAGGTTACACCCCAGGCGCGACCCAAACTCCAGGTCGTATTGTGATCGGGTCAGCAACTTCCTGTGATATCGATTCACCAGGCTTGCTCACCCTTCGCAGTACCTACCAATTCATAGGTCCTACTGTGCCTGCAACTCCTGCTTCTCCGACCAAAATTATCAAACGAGCCCCTTATACAAGGCGCTTGGCCTCTTTTGTTTGGAAGCCCACAAACCCTGAGTGGTTTCTTATCTCAGGGCTCGTGGACTCTTATGCGGCTACTTCTGATGCAATAACCGATGTGAGTATTGAGTTCTCTGTCTATAATGCGTCAGGGTCTAGCTTTGGCAAGTCTATTGGACAGTCCTACAACGACTGGCAGTCTTTTATTGAGTCAGCTTTTGCAGATAGCCAAGCTGATTGGGAGACTTTCACCTCTTCCACCTTAGCTGCTATAACTTTTGATCCTCCTGGTTCTCCATTTAAAACTGCTGGTATTTTGGACTCCCAACGATTTGTCACCACTATGCCTGACTCGACTACAACAACATTGGTAGACTCTGTCACTACTACCTTGGAAGAGTCGGTAACGACAACTTTACCCTTGTCTCAGACTACTACATTACAGGATTCTGTGACAACGACACTCCAAGAGTCTGTCACCACTACGCTTCCTGAGTCTCAGACTACGACACTAGAAGATTCCAAAACCACAACTTTGGACTCTTCTGTAACCACCACCCTACCTCAGTCTCAAACAACAACTCTTCAGGGTTCCATTGTGAAAACGGAGCCGGGATCCGTAACTACAACTGATTCCGACTCGACAACAAAGACCCTCTCTGGTTCTGTAACTACAACCGATGAAAACTCTAAAACTACGACACAGATAGAGTCACGAGTCTACATCGCGTTACCTAACCAGGGTGTTGTCTCATCTAATAATCCTCTACCTGTCGATGATGGCGGCGGTGGCTTCTTTATGAATTTGGCCACCGGAGTTATCACGGCTTTTGTTCTTGAGAAAGGTAGAAAATATGGACCCGATTCAAAAGAGACACCTGAAGGCTATGTGCGTTTGAAGGGCACATATCCTGCAGGAGGTGACGTTGATGGTGTTTCTTATCCTGATGTAAATGCCCCTTCTTCCACTACTTCAGTCGACTACAAACAGTTCACCTCTTTTGATGTTCTAATCAAACCTCAAAATTTTGAGGGAACTGGTTGGCATCAAAAGTTAGATTCTGTAATATGTAGACACTACCTCGGTCCTGCATACTATGGAAATCTACAATCTCGTGTAGCGATTGATGTGACAGTAGCCCCTATACTCTTTGAGGAAGCAGATACTGGGAATAAAATTCTCGGTGATCCTTGTAGATATAGGGCCCTCTATTATAAAGACACCAATGATTTCCGTGTCATAAGGTCTAGCACTGAGGTAGAGGCTAAACTTTATGACACCCAGTCGGCTATTGGCTTTAGAGTCATTCCAGTTATGAGCGATTATCCCATCTACGAGGATGAAAGCAAAACCTGGTTTGCTATTTATGGCCATAATGTAGACACTAACCTCTAATTACTCTCATTTTTGGACTATCTCTATTGTCTTTTTCTCTTTCTGTCTCTTTTCCGCCCCGGACCTAGGTAGGACTATACTGCAGCACACAGTATAGTTGAAGGTTCGAGTCCTCCCGGGGC